GAGGGTAAAATCTGGAACTTTGGAAAGCATATGTCAACTAAATATAAATTAGAAGATAAGGTGCTTGAAGAAGAGCTAGATCAAAACATTGCACTGTTGCATCTAATGAGTAAACATGTTACAAAAGATGAGCCAACATAGGTTTGGTATTGTCTCACGTGACATTATACTTGCTCCTAACATTACATTACAAGCCAAAGCATTATATTCTGCATTAGCTTGTTATGCAAACAAAGAGAGAACTTGTTTTCCTTCAATATCAACACTGTCCAATGACTTAAATGTTAGTGAAAGAACTATCAAACGGTTGATTAAAGAACTAAAAACAAACAATCTCATCAAGAGAATAGGCAGAAAATTGCTAATCAAATAGAAACGTTAGCTATATATATGCTTATTAAATTATGTATTTAAGTAAATCATTTATGTATTAGACCATTTGTACCTTTATTTTTATTTATTTTTGTTAGGCTTACTAACATGATAAAATGATAATACAGTTACCCAATGGTAGAATAGTTGAGTGTTCTTTAGAACAATATTTGTCTCTTACAGATCAAGAGGTGAATGATCTAAACGGCTTAAGTACTTCATATACCAAAGAAGTGGGTGATCCATTTTATAATAAGTTTTCAGGAAAGTCTGGTCCAGAAATAGATCCAGAGATATTAGAGTCAGTTCAAGAGTATGAACCTGGCCTTGATGAGATAGAAGCTTATGAGAAATTGGAAGACCCGTATTTTCACTCGGATGATGTCTAATAGATAGACACACCAATCATTAATTTCAAAAACAATTTATTATGCAAAGTAAAGTAAACATCCTAGCGGATGACATGGGAAATGTTATACGCCAATCTAGCTCAAATCCAGAATTCGGTCATGTAAGACTACAACAAAACAGAGTAACATTTGGTAATGGAGGCTGGGTTAAGAAATCCAATATTAGTACATTATTACACGGTAAACTTGAAGACCTTAAAGAAATAGGTTTAGAGAACATGGATACTATACCAGGTAAAATAGTTATTAAAGAATCATTAGAAGCATTTAGTAAAAATGATCCTGATAGAGATTTAAAGATAGCTGGTGAAACAGGTATTATATGTTGTGTTGACGGACAACCTATTTATAGGAAAACATTCTTTGTAGCTGATGCTACAGCAGAGGATGTATTAATTGCACATAATAATGGTCAAGCCATTAAAGATGCAAACAGTTCAGTAACACAAGTTGAAGTTAATAATGCAACAGCAGCAGAAGCATTTGGCTTTGAAGAAACAGCTGACAACTCTGAAGTTGTAGCTGAAGAGGTAGAAGAAGAAGTTCTTGAAGAAGAGACTTTTGAATTATAATTAAATTTCTGAAGAATGCTTGAGGTCTCCCTACAGGGAATTAAATACTACTAGTTGTAGTAGCCTTATTCATTTTTATAATTTAAAATAACTTTAAAACTTTAAAACCACACGTCTTATGCTAACTCAAAACCAAATAACAAAACTAAAAGAAGAAGAAAGTAAATCTTTATTATCTCAACGCTTACAACGTTACCACTATTATGGAATATTGGAAGAATACCAATTACATCCAGCCTCAATAATTAATTCATTTGAATATAAGAAGTTAAATCCTTATCAGCATTTCTTATTTAAGAGAGTGCTACACGGACTTAATGTTTATACTAAAGATGAAGTTGCTAAGTTACACTGGGACAAAAAGCGTAGAATATCTAAAGTATGGAAGAGATCTCAGAAAGAGATTAATTCATGGAAACAGATGATAACTAACAAAAGAGTTAATGGATTCTTTTCAAGAACCTTTACAGGTGCTGCTATGGAGTTTATTGTATCAATTCCTTGTGATGAGATACTAGATGACTACCATAACAAGTTAACATTTAAAGAGTTAAAAATAGAATATGAAGATGTAATACTATTGTTCATGTCTAAAGGCTTATTGCCTAAAAACTATTTGACACTCAAACCTAATGCTAATCAACAAGCTTTACCAGGATGATTGAACAAAAAAGAAAACTATGTAATAATTGCAATACTGAGCAGTTCATTTGGAAGAATGATAAAGGCAGCCGGTATTGCAAGAATTGCTGGTATAAAGCAAAGAAGACTACTAAACCACTTGCTAGAAAACGTATTAACCCTAAATCTAAAAAGATGCAGGTGTTAGACTTGGCTTATTCTAAGTTAAGACGTAAATTCATGGAAGAAAAGCCCACATGTGAAGCAGCATTACATTGTTGTAATGGTGGCTCAACTGATGTCCATCATAAGAAAGGACGTGGGGAATATCATTTAGTAGTTAGTACTTGGCTATCAGTATGTAGGCCATGCCATAACTATATTGAAGAACATCCGGATGAAGCAATTGAATTAGGATACTCACTAAAAAGAAACCAGGAATGACAAGAGAAGTAGTACAAGCAGATGCATTATCAATAGCATCACAACATAAGAGATGTGGACTAGCCATATCTATGGGACTTGGTAAGACAAGAATAGCAATACAACATTTACAAAGGAACTATCACGCGTTGGTAGAAGCTTTAGTTGTAATTCCTAAACACTCTGTAGCACAATCTTGGATAGATGAATTGGAAAAGATGAACTTGCAAAGTTTAGTTAAACATATAACGTTTACAACTTACCTATCCATCAATAAACATAAACCTACGGAGTTTGATGTAGTCTATTTAGATGAATGTCATAGTCTGTTACCTAATCATGATAAGTTTTTATCAGCTTTTACAGGTAAGATTCTTGGATTAACAGGAACTCCACCAAAAGATGATAGTTCACTTAAAGGGATAATGGTTAATAGGTATTGTCCAATCAAGTTTAAGTTTTCTGTAGATCAAGCAACAGATTCTAATATCTTAAATAATTATAAAATTATAGTTCATCAATTAGTTTTATCAAAGACAGCAGCCTTAAAGAAGAAAAACAAGGCAGGTGGTCAGTGGTATACTTCAGAACTTAAAGATTATAATTATACAAGTAGTAGAGTTGCTGATGCACAAACACCTAAACAAAAGCAGTTTGCAGCTATCATGAGAATGAGAGCATTAATGGAATACAATACTAAAGAATTATATGCTAAGTCATTAGCAAAGAGTCTTGGTACAAAATGTATTATATTTGCAAATACCCAGAAGCAAGCAGATAGATTGTGTGAGCATAGCTATCATTCTAAGAATCCAAAGTCAGAAGATAACCTTGAGTTATTCTCTGATGGCAGAATAGATAGGTTGTCATGTGTATTGCAGTTAAGTGAAGGTGTAACTATACCTGACTTAAAGCAAGGTATAATCATGCATGCTTATGGTAATGAGAGAAAATCATCACAAAGAATAGGAAGACTGCTTAGGCTTAATCCCAGTGAAACTGCTGTATGTCATATATTATGTTATGTAGGCACACAAGATGAGATATGGGTTAAAAATGCCCTTAAAGAGTTTGAACCAACAAAAATTAAATATCATAACCCGTTAAATAACCAGAAAAAACTATGGAAACATTATTAATTATTTTATTCGTACTTGCAGAAATGTGTGGAATTGCTATTGTCTATATGATAGGTAAACACATGGGCTCTAAAAATCTAAAAGAATCTTTAAATGACTTAACTGTTAGAGAGATGCTAGAACACAAAAGAAATAACTTTAAATCTATATAGTCATGGGTAGAATGAAAGAAATATTTATAGATCAGTACAATCAAGAGCACAAAGGAAGTCATGATGCTTTTATACATAGTATGTCTAGGCGTGCTATAGAAGAATATATAACAGAAGGTGATACACCTTGTCCTAACTGTAGTCAACCAACCTTATTACGCAATGAAGGCAACGCTAAATGTTTAGAGTGTAGCCAAGAATTTGTTTATGTAGGTGATGCATTAAGATTCTTATGAGTCAGTGTCATATGGCAGAAGTGGATTACCACGGCCATGATGCAGAAGTAGAATATACTTTTGATCCAGGAGAACCTGAAGTACATACTGAATCTAACGGAGATCCCGGAACACCTGGGATCGGTCCATCTATAGATATAACAAGAATTTGGGTGGAGTTAGAAAGTAATGAAGGACGTACAGTGATGGTGGATGTATCTAGTATATTTTATGAGACGTCTATAGAACAAGATATAATAGAATATCATGAAGAAATACTAAGAAATAACCATGGATGATAGAATAGTAAAAGTAATTAATAACAGAACTTATGTTTTTAGTAATAATCAGTGGGTTAATGAGAAATCTAATGTTGAGTTAGATCCTCATGACCCAGATTACCGTATAGCATGGGATATAGAACCAATATAAAATGGCAAATAAAAAAAGCAAAAAGCATTTAGAAGACCACACTGAGCTTCATAGAAAAGCTAAAGAGTTAAAAGATCAGGAATCATACAGAGCCAAAAAGAAAAAAAGCAAGAAATATAGACAGTATAGAAGTAACCAAGGTAGGTCTCCACAAGATATGGAAAGTAAATACCAAGGTTGCATATGGACTGCTGGATTTGGATTTGTATTAATTTTAGGAGCAGGACTTTGGGAACTAATATTATGGTTAAGTAAAGTTATAGCAGGATGAAGGATAACTTGTTTATAAAAGCATCTATTAAAGATGGTGAGTTACATTTTCCTATAAAAGCAGTGGGTACTAGGTTTAAGAAATTCTTAAACCAATTACCTGATGACTCTAGATTAGAAATATTTATAGGAGTTGGTGGTGACAAAGGTAGTAACCCTCAACTGGCTAGAATACATGCTATGATTAGAGAAATAGCACAAGAAATTGGCTACACGTTTGTAGAAGCCAAATTAGAAGTAAAAAGAGCCGCAGGACTATGTTTTGTAAGAAACAAACAAGAGTATTGTAAATCTTTTGGAGATTGTGATAAAGAAGAGTTAAACCTTGTAATACAAGCATGTGTAGAGATAGGAAACTTTAATAATATGAATCTAAGATAACTACTTAACAATAGTCATTTTAGCATTTATATCTTTAATTTTTTCTGATACATCCGCTCCTTTTTGAATCATTTTAGAAAGCTCTGCTAATTCTTCTTTAGTTGCAGTTGTTTCTGTTTTAATCTCTAGATTTTGTTCTACAGCCATATACTTAAGTAGCTGTATTAAAGAGAACAAGGTGTAGATATCAGATTCAAATTCATCTAATTGTATTTTTTCTTGTTCTTCAAGAGGTAATTTAGCATTATCAACAATTTTATCAAATTTGGCAAAGATGGTAGGTAACTCAGAACCCTTATCACTATTTTGAATAATTATCTTATTAGTAATTCTTTCTAAACCGTGTATATAAGCAGGATTAATTTTTACTCCTGTAATATCCTTGGTAAAGTCATATGTTACTCTTGAGTGTACTTCTTGATCAGCCATAATAAATAATTTAATAACAAATATACTATAATTTACAACAAAAAATGGACATAGACATTAATTTATTAAGAGATAATTTAAACAACAAGCTGAAAGACAGCAGTTGGGACCGAATGCTGTCACCATATGTTAATGGTTTAAGCTTTGATCATATAATGAATACACTAATTGAAAATGTAGAACAAGGCAGGCGTTTTACTCCTAAATTTAAAGATGTATTTAATGGTTTTTATGAATGCCCTTATGATAATCTAAAGGTAGTTATAGTAGGACAAGATCCGTATCCACAGTTAGGTGTAGCTGATGGTATAGCATTTAGCTGTAGTGTAAAAGGTAAAGCTGAGAAGTCTTTACAATATATACTGAAACAGACTACTGGCAAAACAGTATATACACCTGAAGAGTGTGATTTAAGACGTTGGGCTAACCAAGGTGTACTACTTATTAATACTGCATTTACTTGTGAAGTTAATAAGATTGGTTCACACTATGGTATATGGAAAAGCTTTACAGAACATGTCTTTGATAATATCAATAGACATAACCCAGATACAATATTTATATTGATGGGTAAGAAAGCTGAAGCATGGCAAACTTTACTTCCTAACTGTAAAATTCTTAAATGTTCTCATCCGGCTTCCGCTGCTTATAGAGGAGGTGAATGGGATTCAAATGATGTTTTTGATAAAGCAAATGAAATATTAAATACGCAAGATAAAGCTTGTATAAACTGGTAATAATAAGTATATTTGTAACCCCGTAACTGTAACTAAATGATTGATAATCAAAAGATTAAACAAAAAGCTCAGATAGAGCGCTTTAAGAAGAAATTCTATAGAGAACATGATATAAAACTTTATGTTTTAACTCCTGTAACATCTAAATCTACTTTAACATTAGCAATTTATAAAGAATTGACTTTACATACTATAGTTGAAGATCATCCTAAGTATAAAAACTATGATTTTAAGACTAGAACTAGAGAACGTGATTTTATAATGTATATTCAGGTAATGAGTTTCTTAGCTTTTAATGATGGTTATTCTAAAACTTCTATCGGTAAGGCTATCTTTAGAGGTCATGCTACTATTATTAACTCTTGTAAAACAGTTAGTAATGGTATAGAAACCAAAGATAAAACTTTCTGCAAAATACTTGAAAAATTACAAAAAAAAATAGATGGATATGTGGGAATTATTACAAAAGATATTAAAAGAAAAGATGACACCAAATCAAGCTCTGATCCTATTTGGGATCAAGCAAGGCGTTTCATCAACCAACACTAGTCAAGATGATAAAGATAAACTTAAGAAATTAGGTTATTTGGAACTGGTGGATGATAAATATATCATGACAGCAGTAGCTAAAGCATTCTGTGCTAAGCTTGATAATTATTTTATTAAAGCAAAGAAGAAAACTGATATACAATTGATGGGTAAAGACTTTGCTGATAATATAAACATCTATAGAGAGACATTTCCTAATATAAGGTTGCCTAGCGGTAAACCTGCAAGAGTTAATGTTAAAATGCTATCAGAGTCATTCAGATGGTTCTTTGAAACATATGATTATACGTGGAAAGATGTCATTGAGGCCTCTAAAATGTACGTTAATGAGTACAGAGATGCTGAATACCTGTATATGCAGACAAGTCAGTACTTTATATGTAAGCAAGATAAACATAGGGTTAAGCACTCTACATTAGCGGACTATTGTGATATGATTAGAGATGGTATAGATACAGAAGAGAAGAACTTTAAAGAAAAAGTAGTATAATGGCTAAAACAAATAAATCGTGGGTAGGACAACATGCTGCATTTAGTGAAGCATTAAAATATATGAATGCTAGGCAGAAAGGTGAGGAGAAATCTATATACACACCTTGGCCTAAATTTAATGATGCTGCTACCGATGGTTTAGAATGGAATACTCTAACTGTAATTGGTGGTAGGCCTGGTTCAGGTAAAACATTAATAAAAGATCAAATAATAAGAGAATCATTTGCACTTAATCCTCATGATAAGTTTAGAGTCTTAGAATTTCAGTTTGAGATGGTTGGTAGAACATCAGCTATTAGAGAATTTAGTTCTATGACTGGTAAGACTTATAAAGAGTTGTGTAGTGCAGGTAGTACTTTACAGCCTGATGTGTTAAATAAGTGTTTAATGTATGCTAGGGAAAGAGTTAAAAACCCTGTGGATATAATTAGCACACCTTTAACTGTTAATCAGATGCGTGAGCAAGTTGATATGTATATGACATTACATAAAGGTGCAAAGACAATAATAACTTTAGATCATACTATGCTTGTAAAGAGAGCACCCTATCAGAACAACACATTAGATATGATGTTTGAGCTAGGTGAATTCTTTACACAATGTAAGAGAGATTATCCTTGTCTATTTATTTCATTATCACAACTTAACAGGAACATAGATAGCCCAGATAGAGCTATTGATGGTAAGTATGGTAACTATATATTAGAGTCAGATATCTTTGGTTCAGATGCTATGTTACAGCATGCGGATATGCTTATAGGTATTAACAGACCGGCTAAGCAAAAGATTAGATACTATGGTCCTGATAGATATATTATAGAAGATGACAAAACATTAGTATTACACTTTCTTAAAGCAAGAAACGGTGATGCTAGGATGAGTTTCTTTAAAGCTAAGTTTGAGCAAATGAAAATAGAAGAAATGCTTACACCTGCACAACAAGAAAGACGTTAACATTAACAATTAAAATATGGCAATATCAACTACAGAGCGCAAGAAAAGAGTCTCTGATTTAAAGACAGAGCATGATAATTACTTTCAAGTAGAAGGTAAGAAGAATGCATTATACATTCCTAAGATGGCTTACAGGCCTTCTGGTAAGGATGAACTACATGTTAGTTTCTTTCCTAGTGAATTAGAAAAGGAAGAAGATGTATATACAGAGTTTGTAAGTATAGACTATGTAAGTGAGGACCCAAAGAGAACATTATATCTCTTACGTTATAATCCACACTGGAAATCAGAGTATGAATTAATTACTTCTAACTCAGGATTTCAAAGACATATGATTCCTGTTAGTGAATTAAAAGTTATTAATGACGTTACTGATAGAAATAAAAGTAAGCTGTCTACAGCAGGGATGAAGAATGATGCTCATACTACAGCTAAGGCTATAACTTTATTTGATTTAGATGATCCAGATGAAACTACAGGATCATTATTAGTAAGTAAGCTAGAAGAAATAAATCAAACATTAATAACATTAACCAAAGTAATAACTAAATATAGATAAATAAGTATGGCGCAAAGTGTATTAGTCATAGCAGACTCAGGAACTGGAAAATCCACTGCTATTAGAAATTTAAATCCAGATGAAACGTTTATTATAAACATTGCTAACAAGCCCTTACCTTTTAAAGGTTGGAAAAAAAACTATACTTTAATTAGTAAAGAAAATCCTAAAGGTAACTTAGCATCAGCATCATCTGCTGCAGGTATTATTAAAGCAATAAATCATGTAGATCAGAAAATGCCCGGAATTAAAACTCTTGTAGTTGATGACTGGCAATATATGAGTTCTTTTGAGTATTTTGATAGAGCAAATGAGAAAGGTTATGATAAGTTTACTCAGATAGCCGCTAACTTAGCACAGGTTGCAAAGTTACCTAAAGATCTAAGAGAAGACTTGACTGTAATTTTCTTAACTCATTCAGAAGATTCAACTGACATAAATGGAAATAGAAAAGTTAAAGCTAAAACTATAGGTAAGATGATAGACAATACTTTAACTTTGGAAGGACTATTCTCAATTGTATTATTTGGTAAAGTAAATAAAAATGATGATGGTGAACTTGAATATGGTTTTGAAACTCAAAACAATGGAGAGAACACATGTAAATCACCCCAAGGTATGTTTGAAGATAGCTTCATTCCAAACAACCTGCAGTACGTAAAAGACTGTATGAAGAAATATGAAGAATAATTAATAAACTAATAAAAGAAAAATTATGTTAAGTACAAGCGGAATGTCAGCAGCAAGCGGCAAAGAAAAACCAGTAATTGGACCAGGAAATCAAGTTGTTAAAATCAACTCAATTACATTTGATGTAACTCCATATGCAGCAGATGCATTTAATATTATGTTACATGTAGAATCAGAACCTATGGAAGGAGAATTCCAAGGATTCTTAGTAGATGCAAATAATCCAGATAGCCCGCGTTATGCAGGTCAAGTAGGTAGAATTAGATTTTCTCAGTATGCATATAAAGATACTATCTTACCAAACGGTAATGAGATCAGTAGAGATACTGAAGTAATGAAAGCAATGATCTTTTTATCAGAACAAATTGGTAAGAGAACTGAGCTAGATGCTATTCAAGCAAATACTATTGAAGACTTTATGCTTAAGTGTAATGAAGTATTGTCAGGACCAACCTTTATGAATATGTGTTTTGGTACACGTGAGTGGGAAAACAAAGAAGGTTATGTGAACAATGATTTATATCTACCAAAGATGAGCAAAGCGGGAATTCCTCTTGAGGCTTTAGGTGTAGAAAATTCTAGATTAATTACATATAATCCTACTGATAAGAACCATTACAGACCTATAGTTCAGAAAGATGTACCAATGACAAATGCATTTGAACCAACTGCAACAGCAGGTGATGATTTTGATTTGTAAGTCAACTAAATAACATTAAGAGGGGATGATCTAGGTTGTCCCCTTTTTTTTATTTAATTTTAGCCTTTATGTTTAACACAAAAAATTTAGTACTAGAGGAACAAGATATACCTAGTTATTGGGTATTTCAGTATTACTTAAATTTATCTGAACCATTGACTGGTCAGGATATAAAGCTAACATCTATATTCAACCCTCTTGAGAAAACGCCAAGCTTTTGCATTTATGTAGATAAAAAGATAAGGCAATATAAGTTTAAAGACTTCTCAACAGGAAAAAATGGTAATAAGGTGGATTTAGTAAAGATGCTATTTAATATAGAATACCCGGAAGCGGCCAGGAAGATAGTAAGAGATTACAATTCACATGTAAAGACTAATGGTTTTGAAGAAATTAACTTTAAACCGGAGGCAAAGTGGAAAGTAGACTTTATTAAAACAAGGCCTTGGAATGAGACTGATAGTAAGTATTGGTTATCATTTAGAATAGGTATGTCTATATTAGTAGAATATAACGTTAAACCTATAGAATATTATAATATAGTTAAAGTAGAAAAAGAGAATGTTGAATCACTTACTATAAAAAACAACAGTCTTTATGGATACTTTGACAAAGCAGGGGAAGTATCTAAGATATATCAACCTACTAGCAATAAACATAAATTTCACAAAGTAAAGCAATACCTCCAGGGTTATGATCAACTAAAGTTTGATAAACCTTATTTGGTAATATGTTCTTCTCTTAAAGATGCTCTATGCTTGAAAGGTATAGGATATAATATAGAAGTATTAGCTCCAGATAGTGAAAATACAATGATAAAAGCTTATGTAATAGAACATTTAAAGAAACGTTATAAGAAAGTGATAACTCTCTTTGATAATGATGAAGCAGGTATTAAGGCCGTTAATAAATATGCAGAAGTATATAATATTAATGGATTTGTACCAACTATATGCAAAGACGTATCAGATGCCATGAAGTTACATGGATTTGATAAAGTACATGCTATGCTAAAACCATTACTCAAGGAAACCTTAAATAAATAAATATGAGATGGTTTATACCAGGGTCCGTACCCAGTTCAAAAAACGGAAGACGCTGGACAGGTAAATACTTTATAGCTAGTAAAGCTGTAATGAACTATAGAAAAGTAGCCAAAGACTATTATGCTAAGTATGCAGATGAGTTTAAAGCTGAGCTAGCTAAACATTCATTGCCAGCAAAAATATCTTTTGAGTTTATCAGAGGTAGCCGTCATAAGTTTGACTATATAAATCCTGCACAGACTGTGCAAGATGATATGGTTAAAGCAGGATGGATTGAAGATGATAATGCAGAATTTATTCTACCTGTCTTTGATAAATATAGTTATGATAAGTCTAAACCAGGTGTTTGGATAGAAATATTACCAGATGATAAAGATAACAATTGATGATTTCTTTTCTATAGTTAGTTTATTAAATGGTTCTAATGAAGATTATCAGATTGCAGTATCTAATTTAGAGAATCTTAAGTTTAAAGATGAAAAGATTATAAACTTATTATTTACCAAAGCTCTGTTTCTAGATAAAAGAACAAGGTTTGTAAAGTCTAATAGAAATGATCCTATGTTAATAGGTAGGAATCTTTTTAATCATATCAAAGCTAACGGCAATAATAAATTATATAAACAAATACTTTATAGAATAATGAATACGTAAAATGATGAATAACATACAGGATTTAGTTGCTAAAACAACTAAAGAATTAATTTTAACAGAGCCTTTTTATGGGCTCTTTTTAATTGGTATCAATAAGAAGTTTACAGATCAAATTCCTACAGCAGGAGTTAGTAAGCACGGTATTGGTATGCAATTGACTATAAACCCTGAGTTTTATATAAACTTAAGTAATCCTCACCGGATTGGTTTAATTAAACATGAACTATTGCACATAGCATTTGGTCATTTGTTAATGAGAGATCTATATACTAATCATAAGCTGTTTAATATTGCTGCTGATTTAGAGATTAACCAGTACATACTGGAAAGTAACCTGCCAGATGGCGGGCTATTACTTAGCTCATTTCCAGAATTAAATCTTCCTAGAAAAGCAGGGACAAAAGTTTATTACAATCTTTTAGAACAAGCTGAAGAAGATGGTACTGCTCCCTCATTAGATAGTCTTATGGATAAGATGGATGGAGAATCAGAGTATTGCCATGAAACATGGAATGAATTTGATGATTTATCTGAACCAGATAAAAAACTGATGAGTAAGCAAGTTGATCATCAGCTAAAACAGTCTGCTGAAACTACAATTAAAAAAAGTGGAAGCATACCTGGTGAATTTAAAGATATAATTGATAGGTTATTCCATATAGAACCGGCTAAGTTTGATTGGAAAGGATATTTGAAAAGGTTTGTTGGTAATTCTAGTATAGTATATACTAAAAAGCTAAGGCGTAAATACAATAAACGTTATTCAGCTAGTCCCGGCTTAAAGATTAAATTTAAAAATCACATTCTTGTTGGTGTAGATACCAGTGGATCTGTAAATAATGATGAGCTAAAAGAATTCTTTAATGAATTAGCACACATGACTAAAACAGGCCATAAGATATCAGTTGCACAATGTGATACAAGATTAAGAAGTGTAACAGAATTTAATCCAAAGCAGGATTGGGAAATACATGGTCGTGGTGGGACATCATTCCAACCAGTTATTGACCACTACAATGAAAAGAAAGGGTCATACACGGCACTTATATATTTAACAGATGGTGAAGCATATGCACCTGATGACTGCCCAAAGAATACCTTATGGTGTTTAAGTAGTATATCAGAGATGAATGATGAGTTACCAGGACAAGTAATAAAATTAAACTAAGAAGATGGCACAAGTAAATTTAAATGTAACAGAATTAAAAGGATTTGTAAATCATATAATTACAAACAACAGATACCTGCAGGCTAATAATAAAAGCCCTGTATCTATAGAAGTAGTAGGTGAATCAGGAATTGGTAAAACTTCAACTATAGTAGAATTAGCTGAAGAAAACAAATTAAAATTTGTTAAACTAAACCTTGCACAGATAGAAGAGTTAGGTGACCTAGTAGGTTTTCCTGTAAGACAATTCCAAATGTATAAGGAAAAGAAAGTAAATGCCCCTAAACCAGTTAATGATCTAAACTATACTGCAGCACAAAGATCTGCCGCTTCAGCAGATTTAGCAAAGATGCCTACAACACTAACTAAAAAAGTTGGTATGTGGGTAGATGAGTTAGCAGTGCAAGAGTATTTAAAGAATGGATACAAAATGACAGGTAAAAATAGAATGTCTTATTGTGCTCCTGAATGGATAGCAGATGCTAAAGAAGGCGGTATCCTATTATTAGATGACTGGAATAGAGCTGACACAAGATTTATTCAAGCAGTCATGGAATTAATAGATAGACAAACTTATATTTCTTGGACATTACCAAAAGACTGGCACATTATGCTAACAGCAAACCCTGATAACGGTGACTATATGGTTAACTCTGTGGATTCTGCACAGAAAACTAGATATGTGACCGCAAACCTCAAGTTTGATGTTAATGTTTGGGCCGAATGGGCAGAAAGTGCAGGGATTGATACTAGATGTATTAACTTCCTGTTACTTCACCCTGAGCTTGTAACTCAAGAAACAAATGCAAGATCAATTACAACATTCTTTAATTCAATATCAAGTTTTGATAATTTTGAAGATAACTTATCATTAATACAAATGATTGGTGAAGGTTCAGTTGGAGATGCGTTTGCTTCTATGTTTACTACGTTTATTAATAACAAACTAGATAAGCTAGTAACACCTAAAGACTTATTGACTCATGAAAATGAATCATATATCTTAGGAGAGTTACGTAGTTGTATTGGACAGGATGATTCATACCGTGCAGATATTGCATCTACACTTGCTACACGTTTAGCTAACTTTTCTGTTGTTTATTCAAAAGAAAACACAGTTAGCCAAAAAATTACTGATAGACTAATAAGCCTATGTACTAAAGATTATTTTACTAATGATCTTAAGTATCTAGTTGTGCGTACAATCTTTAACGGTAATAAGCAAAAGTTTAATAAGATGATGATGAATCCATTAATAATTAAAATGACAATGAAATAAAATGGCAAAAAAATCAGTATATCAACATTTTGATATTGCTGCACTAAATTACTTTGACCTAGCAGCATGTCCTAAAGTAGGGCATGTTGTAGGCCAGGTAATAGAAGACGTGTTAGTAACTCAAGATAAAACTACATATGAAAAAATAGAAACTATATTAACTACAGCTACTGAATCAGGGACAACTTTTTCAAATAAAAAGAAAGCTTTTATTCTTCCTAGATGTAGTGTTTCTCAAGACAGACTTAAAGCTGCCTTAAAAGAACACGGCATTACAGTAACTAATGACTATACTCTAGCTGATTTAATAGTAGGGCATCAAGATATATCTGACAGATGTCAAAATGGTGGAAATATATTGACAACTTTAATGATGGCTAAACTATGGAATTATGAAACTACTAGTGGAGCATCTAAAGTATGTGACATGTCTAGTCTTATTAAATCATATGGTGGTAATGTTTTAATAACAGCAAAAATTACAGAAAAGATACGTTATTATGATTTAGATGTAGAAAGCAGTCTTTATGATGAGTGGATGCTAACAGGTTTGGCTATAAATTTAGCTCACCTAATAGATACTACAGATGATCTAGGTGTTATTGATGCTAATACAGTATTACATAGCTCTGCTAATAAGATGATTATGGATGAGCAGTTGTTACTTGATTTAGTTACACAGTTTCGTTCATACAATCAAGAAGACTTAGATATTGCAGCTAAGCTAATACCTTGTATAGATTATACTACAAACTATCATTTGTTATGGAAGTTTGCTCAAGAATGTGACACCAACCTCTATAAATTTAATAGAGAAAAAGATGTTCAACACTGGCTTAAAGAATCTAAGTTTAATCAGTTTAGTAGGAAATCAGCTCAGGATATGATTCTTTGGTTAGAAAAAGAGGAAGAGCTTAATAGAATATCCTTTAAATATTTAGAGCCTATTGTTAGACAAGAGATTAGAATAAGCAATAGAGATCTTTATACATTTAAAGTTGCTGTAAAAAAAGAATATCAACAATACTTAAAAGATACAAAAGAATGAAAAAAAGATATGATATTAATATAATTGTAAATGATGATACTGTAGTAGAAGGACAACTTACGGGAGATGCATTTAAGCATGAGTATATAGGACATTGGATGTGCTCTACTGATAATTATGGTATGAATGAATCAGAAAGAAAAAACTTAAATATAGATTTTACACCTCCTGAAAACTTTACTGTACAAGATAAAACCTTATATAGATTTCCTAAGCTAGATTTACCTAGACAAAAGGTAGATCTATTAAAAGATAAATATAATTGTAAAGTTATAAGAGATATTAATAAAGCTGATATACATATTGTATCAGATCAATTATTTGATAACTTATTTGAGTTTGAATGGAATGCTGCTAAGCCATTTGCAAAATACTTTAGTTTTGTAACTGAATTAAAAGCAAAGGGTTTATTATCTCAATGTGCATTAGAGAAGAATAGAGAAATGATAGCTATTTTAGGTACAGACTCTATGGTTAAAGTTAAAATGCCTTATCAATATAGTCATAATAATAACTATCATGGTGGTTTTAGCGCTCACACTAGCAGTTTTAAAGATGATATACAAGATGTTTTAAATTTAAAAATGGAAAGTGCTGTTCATTCAGGTACCAGAGATATACTTCTTTATGATAAAAATTTAATCAGCTATCAAAATGTTTTAAATTCTAGTGCTGTGATTGTTTATGATGTAGATGTTATTAATATAATTGATAATGAATTAGCTATACTTAATAACTCTGAGCTTAAAAACATACACTCTATGGTAACAAGCAATGATAGAGAAAACAGGACACTTGCGCTAGAAATGCTTGCTAACTGTAATATTGATAAATCTTTTGATGTTGTATCTAATCTGTTTTATTGGCAATATGATTGGTTAAAAGACACAAGTAACTGGAACACTGTAAATGTTAAAGCTTTAAGAAAAAGGCTTAAAAAGTATCAAGGTGGAGTAAATCTTTCAATGATATATTCCTATGACAATTATATAAAAAATTTAATTAAAGATAAAAAATTAACTAAATTTGCTTTAGATAATACTAGAGAAAGATTATATAAAAACGTTCTACGTGATATAGGTGGTAATAATGCTAATGTTTTCTCTATTAGCTTGGATAATGTTAAATTAAAGGATAACTTAACTGATAACCTAATTAAAGAAAAAGCAGATGAGTATGAAGTCAGATACAAAGAAAGTAATTACAGCGACAATATTACTGTATAAACAAAAAGTGAATCAAACTGCTGAAGTAATATTAGCAATTCAAAAGCTTCAGCAGAAACTTGATTCAATTAATGATTAAAATAAATGATTAGAAACAAAGAAAAAGAAGATGTGTTTTATGCAAAGAAAGATTTTTGCTTTAGCTATTCTTCTTTAAACAAATTATTATTTTCACCATCCTTATTTTATAAGGAGTATATATTATTTGATCGTGAGGTTAGAACAGATAAACATTTAGTAGAAGGGAAACTTGTACACTGTTTATTATTTGAACCTGAAAACGTTACAGAAAAGTTTAATGTTGTACCAGGTAAAGCACCTAGTGATAACATTAGAAAAGTAATGAAAGATATGTCTATTCATACTAATGCAGAAACATTAGATCTATGTGAGATACAGGCCTTAGAATCATTAAAAACTTTAAACCTTTTCCAGTCTCTTAAAACAGATGAACAAAGACTAAAGAAAGTTATTACTGAGGATAATGCACCTTATTGGAAGTTCTTATCTAATACTAATGTAGATGTAGTAGATCAAGATACTTTATTAAAGTGTAAAGAGAAAGTAGAAGCTATAAAAGAGAACAAAGATGTAGTTGCATTATTTGAGCAACAGCAAAGTGATTTTGAATTAGATCCTATAGAGACACATGCAGAACGTTATCTAAGGTCTGAGTTAAAAGACAAAGGTTTTGGTCTACATGGTTATATAGATTTCTATAAGATAGATCATGATAAGTTTGAGGTAACAATTTGTGACCTTAAAACTACAGGTAAAACTATTTCTGATTTTAAAGAAACAGTTGACTTTTATAACTATTGGTTGCAAGCTGCTATCTATATGAAATTAGTTTATGACACACTTGGAGAAAATGCTGAGAAATATACTATAACATTTAAATTTGTAGTAATTGATACATACAAACAAGTATATGTATTTGATGTTACTCCGGAGACTATGGCAGGTTGGGTATCTGGCCTAGAGGGTGTTATAAAAGTTGGTGCTCACCATTATGATAAAAGAAATTATCAATTACCCTATGATTTCTTAACAGGAAATATTAAATTGTAGTATGAGTAACGTATATACAGAGTATTTCCAAAAAAGTAAAGTCTTTCTTTACCCACTATTAAAATTAAAAAAAGGTATTAAGTATGTTCCCATTCAAACTTATGTTTGTTGGGAGCATGTTTATACTTCTGGAGAGTACAAACTTCTATGTGAATATCATGCTAAATCAGGAAAGGGATTTAAAGAATTTTGTGATAGATATTTAAGCTGTCATGCATTTTTTGAAAAACAATTAGATATTGGTGAAAATAAACACATTTTTATATTCAATTTATCAAGTCAAAAAAATGATTTTGTTAGGTTTTTGGAAGGTAAATATTCTCAATTTAGTCTTGATAGTAAATTAACTATATTAGATTTTTTTAGTTCATCTGGTAAAATGCTGAACTATGTAAAATCTTTTTTATCTCCAGATAGTGCACATGCAGATTATGCTGAAGCATTTGATGTAGATAAAGAAGTAATAGAAGAAATTTATGAAGTGTGTAGCTTACCAGATTTGGAAAAAGAAACATTTCATAAAGATAATGAAATATTAAATAGTCTATTAACAAAGAACTCCATATATTTGGAGAAATAAAAAACAACTATGTCACAAACAATTGGACAAAATATGATGTTAGTAAATTCTAGTTTTAGAAATGCTAAATCATTTACATTAATACCTGTGAGCAACGACTCACCATACGTAGAAGCTATGTTTGACCCAACGTCAAGTATTTTAGCTGTAATTAGTAAGGTTATGAAACAATCTTACCATATGGTTCCTAAATTAGATGATGATGGACAACCTATGAGACTAAAGAATCCTAATCAACAAACTGGTAAAACAGTTAAAGAAGAAAGAAGATTAGTTGATACTTTTTCTGAATTTTATTTATCTGATAGAAAAGACATTGAAACATTTATTCATATGTTTGCCGTCAATGCTACTAGTTTTGACTTAGAAGAGTTCTTTGTAGACTTACAAGAAACAAAGGTATCCAAACTTATATTACCTAGCTAATAGTATTATTTAAAAATTATATTGTTAGCTCAAAAAAGAAAACCTCAATGACTTGGGGTTTTTTTGGCTCTTTAAATTAAAATACTATGGCAGAACTAAGCGATTCAGAAGTAATGGATGTCAATATCCTATTTGCAATGACCAAATGCATGAGTGAATTAGCACATGGTCTTCAATATATACATACTCAAAAAGTTAAACAGAGAATCAAACACGTGATTAAGACTGTAAACTTGTATGAGAAAGAAATAGATAAACAATTAGAACGTACAGAATCAAAAGATACTATAGAAAACATATATGATTGTATAATGGATTTAGTACTTGAAGCCAAAACTGTTGCACTGGAAAATAATATAAAAGACAATGGAAACAATAGAGGAGATGAAAGTACGGGTAATGAAGATAGCAATAAAAAGACATAGTTGTCTACTTACTGCTGCTTCTGCATTAGGAATAACATACAAAACTTTATATAACTATAGGAAAAAACTGGGTTTGGACATTGGTACAAATGGTCATACACATAATAGAACTAAAAAGGATAAGGAATGAGACATTGGGTAATGGACTATGAAACATTGGCTAATTGCTTTACAGGTGTATTTGAACATTATAAGACTCAGGAGACTGAGATCTTTGTTATTCATGACCTGCAAAATGATTTACCAAAGTTTATTAGTTTCTTAGAAAACAATATAAAAAATAAAGAGTGGCACATATCCTATAATGGATTAGCATTTGATGCACAGGTTACTCACTATATATTAGATAATTATTTTCTATGGAAAAACCTAAAAGGATGTGAAATAGCAAAGATTATCTATAAGTATGCTCAACGTTGTATAACTAAATCTAATAATAAAGACTTTAGTGACTACCCGGCTTGGAAAATGAAGATGGGTCAAATAGATATCTTTAAAATGCATCACTGGGATAATGCAGCTAAACGCTCTAGTCTTAAATGGATTCAGTTTAGTATGGATTGGCAGAATATTATTGATATGCCTATTCATCATGAAACTTTAATCAGCACGCAAGAAGAAGTAGATACTATATTAGAATATTGTATTAATGATGTAAAGTCTACTAAAGAAATCTATAACAGATCTCATTCACAGGTAAAGCTAAGAAAAGAACTTACTAAAGAATATGGTATAAATTTATATAGCGCCTCTGAGCCACGGATTAGTAAAGAAATATTTGGTTATTTTTTAACTAAGAAGTTGGGTATTCCAAAAAGGGAATTAAAACAGATGAGGACTTATAGAGAAACAATTAAAGTTTCTGATATTATATTACCATATATATCGTTTACATCTCTTGAGTTTAATGTATTACTTGACAGGTTTAAATCATTAGAAGTTAATGCATATAACCTTAAAGGTAGCTTTAAGTATGCTCTTGAATATAAAAATGTTAAAACACATTTTGGTTTAGGTGGTGTGCATGGTGCTGCTAGCAAAGGAGTATATGAACCGGATGATGATATGATGATTATGTCTTCAGATGTTACTAGTTTTTATCCTAATCTTGCTATAAAGAATCAATGGTCACCAGGTCACTTCCCTAAAGAAGAGTTTTGTGATCAGTATGAATGGTTCTTTGAAGAGCGTAAGAAGATCCCTAAGAGCAATCCAATGAACTATGTATATAAGATTATACTTAACTCAACGTTTGGCCTTAGTAATGATGATAAGAGCTTCTTCTATGATCCAGAACTATGTATGAAAATTACAATCAACGGTCAACTATCTCTAATGATGCTTTATGAGCAGATTATGGAAAGAATACCGGGTGCTGTAGCTTTATTACAAAATACAGATGGTGTAGAAACAATTATACCTAAAGCATTTTATAATGAGTATATAGCTATTTGTGAAGAGTGGGAAGTCAAAACAAATCTTAACTTAGAACATGATCAATATCAAAAACTAATTTTAGGTGATGTAAATAATTACATTGGTATAAATGATTGGGTTGATGTAGATATTACTAAGTGGAGAGAAATTAAAGAGAAACAACCTCACTATCTATTTAAGGTAGAGAATGATAAGTTTAGCTTTGCACCTGTTAAGTTGAAAGGTCGCTTTGATTTTCATGATTTACAACTACATAAAAACAAATCTAAATTAGTTATACCAAAGGCAATCTATCATTACTTTGTAAATAATACTCTTCCTGAAGAATATTTAGAAACAAATAAGAATATACTTGATTATTGTATTGGTAGTAAGTCTAAAGGAGATTGGAAACAAGTAGCCAGGAAAGTTAAAGATGGTGTTTTTCATGAAGAAGATTTGCAAAAAATCAATAGGTATTATATATCTAAAGATGGTGCAAAAATTGTTAAGGTTAATAAAACTGATAATAGAGAAATACAATTAGAAGCTGGGCGTTGGCTGCAGGAAGTATTTAATGATATTAAAATTCAACCAAAGTGGGAAAGTTATAATATTGATAAGAAATATTACTTAGATGCAATAGAGCAAGAAATAAATGGTATAATAGATGTATCATCAAATCAATTAAAATTATTTTAAACATGAAAAAAATGGATTATTTTGAATTAGAATGTGCTGTTGAAGAATGGGCACATGATAAAGGTATAATGTCTAAAGCTAGCCCTATGGCGCAAGCTTTAAAGACTTTAGAGGAATGTACAGAACTCCTTACGGCTATCAATAATGAAGATAGAGATGAAATTGTAGATGCTATGGGTGATATAATGGTAACATTAATTATCCAAGCTAAAATGCAAAATGTTTCTCTAGAATCATGTTTAACTACGGCCTATAATGTTATAAGTAAAAGAACAGGTAGAATGATAAATGGAACGTTTGTTAAAGATAGATAATCTTTGTATAAACCATTTAAATTAATTACCTTTACACTTTAAAAGTTTAAACTATGCGCTATAAAAGAGCAACAGAAACAACACAATTTTATTTAGAAAATCAACCCTTACCAAATCACGGTAAGAGCTATACAGTGGTATCACATAGAGAAGTGATAGAAAACACAAAAAATTTATTGGAGAATAGTGGTTTTACTATTCGTAAAGAATTATATAGAGCAAACATGAATGCCCAGGTAGCACAGGGTATATATCATATTTATCCTACACAGTCTAATGCTGATCAAATCAACAATGAAACTGAATTAGGAATGATGTTTGCCTGGACAAACTCTTATGACAAGAGTACAAAATTTCAATGTGCAATAGGTGCATATGTAATGGTATGTAGTAATGGTATGATGTGTGGAGATATGATGAACTTCAAAAGAAAGCACACCGGATCAGCAGGCCATGATATTGTAATGCAATTAAGTAATCAAATTAAAAATGGTGAAAAGCATTACACACGCATTTTAGATGATAGAGATTCATTAAGAGCTGTAACTTTAACAAAGCGTCAACAATCTGAGCTATTAGGTAGATTATTTGCTGATGATGAAATTATAACACCAACTCAAGTATCTACTATTAAAAAGGAAATGAAGAAAGCGTCATTTGACTATGGATGTAATGATGATAATGCATGGGCATTTTACAATCATGTTACACATTCATTAAAAATATCTCCTCCAAGAGATTGGATGCAAGATAGTCAAGACTTTCATGATTTTATGATGACTGAAGTTGTAGCAAATTTAACTTTGCCAGCTAAAACAGAGTTTGATTGGAAAAATGTTGTTGTAGATGGTAATTCTGATCAAATTTATATAACAGACTTAGTTGATATTCAAGATCATGAAGTAATTGAGGTAGATGAAAATATCTCAGAAGGTCAACTACAACAGTTATAATATTTGCATATCTTTGCATATATAAAAACCAAGAGTAAATATTAGAATTGAGAAGGGGTAGTTTTTACATTACCCCTTTCTTTTCTATTTTATGTACATAATGATGGTGGATCCATTAATGATCCTAAGTTACTAATTTGTATACTATTTTCTGCTGTTGGGTCAGTTCTATATAATTTATAAAAATTACCACCACCGGTAAATGTAGTATTTAAAGCTTGATCAGTAAATACTGATACAGAATCTTCAATAACATCGTTTAAGAAGTAAACTGTATTAGGCTTATCAGTAGACGCACATGCTAAAGATGGGGTACCATAAGGACTACTCATAAGATATGGAGTTGGAGGAGGATTATAGTTTCTAAAGTTTAATAATTGGTTTTTACTACCTGAATAACTTGAATCAAATTTTGCAGCTTCTGCTGCTGTAAAGCATGCAGTTAAAGATGTAGGTGTACCCGACACTGCTGCCTGTACTGTAGTTAAAGACCAATTATTTACTGTTCCTGCTCCTATTGTATCTGGTACTGCTGCCATTATAGTCCTGCATTTTCTAGTCTAGCTTCTAACTCAGCTATCTTAGCTATTAATAAATCTATATATTTAACTGACTTATATCCTTCATCATTTGTTTCTACAAATTCTGGATGATCTAACTCTAATTCTTGTGCTATAACACCAACTCTGTATCCTTCATCAGAATCTTTTATTGTAAAAGATTTCCATTCTACATCAATTGTATCCGGCTCAAGTTCTTCTATGTTTTCTTTTAGTCTTTCATCTGAAGATAGAATAAAGTTTGTACCTGTAAATGTACTACTTGAAACTACAGCTGATGAAAAAGTTTTTGCTCCTGCTACTGTTTGTGTTCCTGTAAGATAAACTACACTTCCATTTGCTGCTGAAGTAATACGCCCTTGAGCATCTACTGTAATATCAGCTGCAGTATAAGCTGCTGCACTTACTGCTGTATTATCTAAATTTACAGTTACAGTATCTGCTGCACTTACTACTGAAGATAAACCAACACCACCAGCTATTAATGCTGTTCCACCATTTGCTATAACTTCAGCTGTACCAGTATCTCCTGTTACACTAAATGAATATGAATTTGCTTCTGCCCATACTGCATCAGCTCTTAAAAACTTAAGTTGATCTCCAGCTGCTGATCCAGGTACTGCTCCTTTTAATCCTGCTGCCGCTGCAGTTGCTGGAGTCATAGCATTAATGGAAATAACGGGTGCAGCTCCCTCTGTTGATACTATTGGTAATGTTGCAGTTACACCTGTAACAGTTCCCGCACCTCCAGCATATTGAGGAATATTTAACACCCCACTTGTTAAAGTAGAAGCCCCTGATGTACCTGTAGTTGTTAAACTCGTAAATGGTACTGAAGGTATAACCGGAGTAGGTATGTTTAAAACAGTACCACTAAGGGTTGCTGCACCAGATCCTGTTGTTGTTAAAGTATTTTGTGTATTAGCGTAGTTAGGTACATTTAAAACTCCCGAAGTTAATGTAGATACTCCACTTGTTCCAGTTGTTGTTAAGCTAGTAAAAGCAGATGCACCTGGTGTAGGAATATTTAATACATTAGATATTAATGTTGCTGCTCCAGTACCTGTAGTCGTTAAACTATTTACTTGTCCGCTACCTGCTGCTGCATCAACCCAATCAAGTGTAGTTCCTGTACTAGACAATACTTGTCCTGCAGTTCCTAATTGATCATTAACATCTAAAATACCACCTGTTATTTTTATTCCAGTTGCTGCGGTTGCAAGCTTCTGTATTCCATTATGGTATATATCTACTGAATCACTATCATTACATATAACAGCATTTTTAGTTAAGGCTGATTGTAAAATTACATTAGAACCTTGAATAACTAAATTACCTGTTCCTGTATCTTTTATTATACTATTAGTTTGATTATGAAATATTTCTAAATCTCCTGGAATTGCAGGATCTCCAAATGTTAATTTCACATCATCATTAAAATTAGCTCCTTTATAAAATCTAGTTATCTCAAGTCCTCCATCTAATGTAAAGTACTCACCCAACGAACCTGCAGGATTTGTAGCTCTCATAGATATGTCTCCTGATGGCTTTCTATTTTGTATTTCTAAGTTATCACCATCAAAATACATTCTAGCATCAGTTGCTGGAGTTGAACCTAAATTTAAATTTATATTGTCATTAAAAGTTAAGTCAGCTGTTATTGTAGAAGTCCATCTAGCAGATGTACTTGTACTTGATAATAACATACCGGCTGCTCCTAAACTACTTGTATCATCTTTTACTCCACCTTGAAGGCTAAGCGTTGCTTCAACACTTACTGTTTCTGTATCATCAGTACCAATAGTTAAAGTTGCTGTTGCACCTGCCCCACTTTGTACCATTATTACAGGAGCTGCATCACTTAATACATTTGCTGCAGTCCACATAGCCATATGACTAACAGTTCCAGATCCGGTTACTGTTGGATTATTTTGCCAAGCAAGAGTAGTACCATCAGAAATCAATATTTGATTTGCTGCACCAATAGCTAATTCTTCTTTAACATTTGCTGCACTACCTATCCAAATACTTCCTTGTGTAAGAGCTACAACTGGATCATCGTCAGCCCAAACAACTCTACCATCTGCAAGAGATCTTAGAATTCTATTAGCTGTTCCTGCTACTGCACCTGCAGAATCTTTTACAATATTGTGTAATGTAGTAGAATTTGTCACATCTCCTGTTGTACCAAGGTCTACATTAAGACTTGTTACAAAACTTCCAGTTACAGTAATTATAGTAGCTGCTGCATTTTGAGATATTATACTATTTTTTATAGTTGGGCTTTGAGTAACACATGTTCCTGTTGCTGCAGCATATAGTGGTATGCTATTTTCAGTAGCGGCTGAAGCCGGGTCCTGTACTACTACACCAGTTAATAGATCACATTTAAGATCTGCATATTTAATAGCAAAAGGTGACATTTGTGAAATGTAACTCCCAGCAGTATCTATTCTACTAGTACTTGCTAACTTTCCAAATTGAAAATAATCTCTGTCTTTATCAAGAGTTATCTTTTTTTTGTTTCTTTTTAATAGCCCTAAGACTTCTTGTATAAATATGCTCATAACTTATATGTATAATGCAGCCACCGTAATTGACGCTACTGCTGTATATTCTATTTCTATAGTACCTAAAGTACTGTTAAATGCTTCTGTTTCAAACGGTCCTAAAAAACCTTCTTCTCCAGCTGCAAGGATTAATGTTGCCACTTCTTTAACAAGTGTTCCTAATAAAGGATCTACAACAGTTGTAATAACTGGAGTTACAGTTGACGTAACAGACACACCACTTGCGTTTTTAACATGGAAATATTCAATTCCTGTATTTAATACTTTATCTCCAGCTGCAGCAGATGCTGCATAAACTGGTTTTAAACCAGCTTGTGTAATTTTTTGTGCTGTTATTGTTGCCATTTTATTTATGAATTACGGTATCCGTTTTTAAATGCAGCTGATTGCTCTGGCTCATTTGCTCTAGTTGTTACTTGCTTAGCTTGAAAACCAGCTGCAGCTAACCTTTCTCTAGTTGCTGTTGCTGTAGCATTTTTCTTTGCTTGAATTTTAGCGGGTATGCTTGTTGGATTAAAATATCCATTAGCAACCTTTCCGTCCCCCATAGGGAATGATATCTTTTTACCCATGTTTTCTATTTTTTATTTGTAAACATCCATTACATCTCCGCCTTTAGTGTAACCCATAAGACCTCCACCGTTAGCATATGCTTCCATACGTTCTTTACCTGGATTACCACCATTACGCATCATCATATTATCTTCTTGAGGTGTTCCTGTATTAAACATACCACCATCTTGCATTTTTTTCTTTGTTGAACCACCTTTTCCATAGCTCTTTCCTGCTATTCTCATGTTATTTGGCATAATTTCTATTTTTTATTATTTATTTTTCTTGCCTTTTCAATGGACCTTCCACCAAAATAAGCACCTATTACAGTTATTAATACTAATTGTAGTAAGTCAACCCAACTAGATTTTACATCAAATGCAATAAATCCTGCATCTATAAAAACTAATAATACTGTTGCTATTACTAAAAATATCATTACTAATGGTCTAACATTCTTGCTTAACCAACTATCACTGGCCATATCTGAGGACCAACGTGCAGATATTTCTTTTTCTATTTCTAATTCATACTGTGCAACTAATTCTTTTATCTTTAATTCTGCAGCAAGTTTTTCATCTTTAGAAGTAAGTAGATTATCTAAGACACCACCTATTCCTTCAACTAATTTTGTTGCTCCTCCTGAAAATATTTTACTTAATATACTCATTATGCTATTGCTGTTGTTGTTAATACTCCTGCGTCAGATACATCAATCCTATACTTGTTTCCATTGGATGCAGTTAATACAGGTCCATAGCCATTATCAAATACAATATTTTTAGTTGCTCCAACACCTATTGATATATCATTAGTACCTTGTAGTACTTTAACACCGCTTCCTTCTACAATGGTTCTAAAGTTTAATGTTTCACCAACTTTATCTTTCCATACATTTGATCCAGCTCCTACATTAGCTGCAGTATTTGGTTCTCCTGTTGTTGTTATCTCTACATAATTATCTAATGATCCTATAGCAAGAGTAAGGTTGCTGCTCATTGACTTAAGGGATCTGAAATATACAGTACATTTTTCTGTCTCTTCATTAGCTACAGTTTTTTGATATACTTGCCCTGTCCCTGCTGCTGGTATAGCTGGAGAATTTGCATGGTCACAATGCTCTGCAGCAACCTTAAAATCTCTCACTTTTATTACCTTTATACTTTTATATGGTATTGGAGATGCAACACCAGTCATATCAGGCTTTTCATTAACACCTAAGACTAAAACATCATCTAAATTTGCTTTCTTAGCAAAGATGCCCCTTCTTATTAAACTTAATACATCAGTTAAGATATTCATTTTCCACTATATGTGTTATGGGTACCTCCCCCTAATTTATACTCTTGCATGCGTTCACTACCATCTCTCATTTTTACAAGACGTTTAGCATTATTACCTAATCTCATTTTTTGCATAAGTGAATTACTCATTGCTTCATCCATTTCTGAACCATATGTTTTCATAAGTAATTTACTTTGCTGTCTACTTGCTTTGCCCATTGGCATACATGATCCTTTTTTCATTGTTCTCTTTTTATATATCTAATGTAAATACTACAAAAAATAAATATAGTTTATATGTAGAATAATCATGCTTATCATCCTCTTCCATTATTTCCCAACCCAACATAAAACTATGATGAGGCCAGTGAAATCCAATTTCTAAATTCCAATTCATTATTTCAAATCTTCTTTTAATTCATCTTTCTTGTGACAAAGTCCTTCTCTGCACGCACTGAAGCAAATTTTACCTCTTGTTACCCATTGTATAAAAATACATATGTTTCTCATTAGATCCTGATTTAAAGTAGTATATAAATAATATACAAATTTTGTATCACATTAGCAACTCTAACACATATATAAATACTATATTTGTGTGTTCATGAAAAATGCTTGATTGAGTTTTTATTTTTCAGCAAATTTTCTTACATTATATATAGTCAACACGCTGCATCTTTTTTATCTAGAATGATGCGGCTTTTTAATCCTCAATTTTTAACATAAATGAACAAAAACATTTTTTTACCAAGAACAAATATACTGCCTTATGAATATCCCCAGCTATTAGCATACAAAGATGCTATTAGACACTCATATTGGATTGATACAGAATTTAATTTTACAGAAGACATCCAAGATTTTAAGGTTACAATTAGTCCTAAAGAAAGAGATGTTATTAAAAAAACTATGCTTGCTATTGCACAAATAGAAGTTAATGTCAAAACATTCTGGGCTGATATGTATAAACGTATGCCTATAACTGAAGTTGGAGATGTAGGAATGACATTTGCTGAATCTGAAGTAAGACACAAAGATGCATATGCTAGACTACTAAGGATCTTAGGATTAGAAAAAGAATTTGAAACTGTTGTTGACGTACCGGCAATAGCAGGTAGGATTAAATACTTAAAAAAATACTTAGATGGAACTAGAAGTAGGGATGATAAAATGTATACTAAATCAGTATTGCTTTTCTCTCTATTTATAGAACATGTAAGTTTATTTAGTCAATTTCTTATCATGATGTCTTTCAATAAAGAACTAAATTTATTTAAGGGAATCTCTAATGTTGTTGAGGCTACCTCAAAAGAAGAAGAGATACATGGTAACTTTGGTGCAGAGATAATTAACATAATTAAAAGTGAAAACCCTGAGTGGTTTGATGAAGAGTTTAAAGATCTAATTCACTCTGCTTGTAAAAAAGCATATGATGCAGAATGTGAAATACTAGATTGGATCTTTGTAAAAGGTGAGTTAGAGTTTCTATCTAAAGAAACTATTCAGCATTTTATAAAGGATAGATTTAACAACTCACTTAAGAAAATAGGTATGGAAACAATCTTTACTGTAGACCATACACTATTAGAAAAAACTGAATGGTTTAATATAGAAATCACAGCAACTAAGGAGGGTGACTTCTTTTATAAAAAACAAGTAGACTACAACAAAAAAAGCAAGAGCATCACTGAAGATGATTTATTTTAAACCAAGAAGATGGAATATAAAAAATACTATTGGCTCAATGAAGATAGCCGCAAATTCTTATCAAGAGGATATATAACTGAAACACCAGAACAAAGAATAAAAAATATTGCTACTATAGCAGAGAAGTATTTAAAGATAGACGGCTTTGCCTTGAAGTTTGAAGACTACATGTCACGTGGCTTCTACTCTTTATCTACTCCTGTTTGGATCAATTTTGGTAAACAAAAGGGATTGCCAATTAGCTGCTATGGAAGTAATGTTGATGATTCACTGGACAGCATATTAAATGCAGGCCGTGAAATTGGATTGATGTCTAAATATGGTGGAGGAACAAGCGCCTATCTAGGAAACATTAGACCTAGAGGTACAGAAATTTCTACAGGTGGTCATGCAGATGGGCCAATTCATTATGCTAGAATTTATGACACAGTAGTTGATGTATGTAAACAATCAGAAGCTAGACTTGGTGCATGTGCAGTATACTTACCATTAGAGCATGCAGACATTCTAGATTTCCTAGATATGGGAACTGAAGGAAACCCAATACAAAATTTACAGTATGGAGTTACAGTTACTGATAACTGGATAGCTGAAATGAAAGCTGGAGATAAACTTAAGCGTAAGATCTGGGCCAAAGTAATTCAAAGAAGAAGTGAATTTGGTTTTCCTTACATAATGTTTAAGGATAACTCTAATAACAACTCACCTTATAAAGAATTAGGTTTAGAAATTAATGCTTCTAATCTATGTTCTGAAATACAATTACCTACTGATTCATTTAATTCATTTGTGTGTTGTTTAGGATCTATAAACCTATTACACTGGGATGAATTAAAAGATACAGATGCAATAGAAACATATACTCTTTTCTTAAATGCAGTAATGGATGAGTTTATTTCAAAAGCTTCTCATCTTCCCGGTATGAAGAGAGCTTATAGATTTGCTGAGCAGCATAGAGCTATAGGTGTTGGAGTTTTAGGATACCACTCATTATTTCAATCTAAGCTTATTGAGTTTGACTCACTGCAAGCTAAAGGATTAAACAATGAAATATTTAAAACATTAAAAGAAAAGACTGAAGAAGGATCTAAATGGTTACATGATCATAGAGAAGTAAGATCTTTAAGAGAGGGTTATGCTAACACTACTCTTATGGCTATTGCTCCAACTAAATCAAGTTCATTTATACACGGTGCTGTGTCTATGGGTATAGAACCTATCAAGTCTAATTACTTTATTAAAGATCTTGCTAAGTCTAAGACTGTATATAAAAATCCTTTCTTAGAAGAACAATTAGAAAAATATGGTATGAACACCCCGGCTATCTGGAAAGGTATCCTTAAAAAGGACGGTTCAGTTCAACACTTAGATTTTCCTAATAAAGCAGTGTTTAAGTCTTTTGTTGAGATATCTCCTAAAGAGTTAGTACTACAAGCAGCTCAGAGGCAAAAGTTTATTGACCAGTCACAATCACTTAACTTAATGATTGACCCGTCAGTATCAGCCAAAGACATTAATGCTTTGTACTTATATGCTCATGAAGAAGGAGTGAAAACTTTATACTATCAATTTAGTAAAAGTTCTGCTCAAGATTTTGCAAGAAATATTTTAGAATGCTCTAGCTGTGAAGGCTAAAATTGTGATTCCTTTTTACTTTGTTCAACTGCTGCTTGTAATGCTGGCAGTTGGACAGGGCATAAAAGATCTAACCCTGCTTTAAATACTTTAAATTTGTAACCTTCTTTGTCAAAGATGATTAAGGTTGGTGCCATTCTTACTCTATACTTTTTTTTTGCTTCGGGTGCCTTAGCTATATCTACTCTATAATACTTTACACCTTTAAGCTTTTCCCAATCTTTAAATGCATTGTCTTTATTAAAGTTTGCATAGAATTCTATTACTACTACTTCCCGGTCATCATCAAACCCAGAAGACCCTGCTATGGCTGTATCAAAAGAAGCATCATCAATCCATTCCTGTGCAGTAATAATATTACAACATAAAGAAAATATTATTAGTAATGCTAGCTTTTTCATAATTATTTAGTTTTCATAAGCTCATACATTCGTTCTTCCATTTTATCCATTTTTTCTAATATAGCATCTACATCCTTTTGCGTATCCATAATTGTCTGACGGATAAGCTCATCTTTTAAATCATACTCTACTCTTTCTATACTAGGTAGTGGAAGTACCATTGCTTGAGCAATGTCAGCTTGTAAAATAAAATACATTGATGATAGTGAAACAGTAAAGCCTACTATCATCCCTATTGTTTTAAGATCAAGTGTAACTTTAGTGTTTTCTCCTAATTGTTGTGCCATTCTTATTAATTTTTACTGTAGTGTTTGTTGAATTGTTACGTACTGGTCTAGAATTGTATAACGGAATAGAATTAGAATTAGAATTATTTCTAAAAGGTATTGGCTTATACACTTTTATAGGTTTGTTTCTAATTATTACTTTTGGTTTAATAACGTTTACCCTTGTTGTAGTAATAGGAGTAGAGCTTACTCTAGCTATTCTTGAATTACCCATAGCAGCAATACCCTGTCTATCTTGTATAGACATTCTTCTACCGTAAATTCCACCAAGTTGGTGCCATGCGTTATATCCATATCCATTACTCCATCCGTTCCATACATAGTTATTACGATATGGGTAACCCCAGTTATCCCACATATTAAAATTAGTATTTCCAAATGCCCAATCCATCCAGTATTGACTACGGCTTTGATAAGGGTTGAACATACCAAATCTATTGTATCTACCAAATCTATAATTAAATGGTTGATTCATTGCATAGATAGCAAAGTCATATCTAAAATTAAAGTCTGTTCTAAGTTTCCACTGTAACTGTCTATAGTTAAGTGTATCTACCTGAATGCTGCTAGGAAGGTTAAGTGTGTATATAGGATCATGTCCTATTGTGCTAACTTTATAAGTAGCACAACTGCTTAATGCTAGTACTAAAAATATAATAAAAACTCTCATGTTTTATCTGAATGTATAGTTAAGACCAAAAGATGTTTGAAATAATTCACTGTCCCACATCTTAGTATATTCACCTTGTGCAAAGACACCTAGGTTTTTGTTTAATTTCCAACCAAAACTAACACCAGCAGAATAATCATCCCATTGTTCTGGTTCAGACTCAGGTTTTAAACCTCC